GACCCACCCCTCTATGCGGTTGAGCCGACCAAGTAGGATAAACGTGATGAACTAGGTGAGTCTCTAGTAGCCCTCTAAATGCTGTGAAGCAACATAGACAAGGTGGACGGGGCAACGTTACTTAGGCATGATTGTTTGACAAACAGTCTTGTAATCTAGATAAACGAGAGGCTCTCTCTTCTTGAGAACTACCTGTATATACGGGTTACATACTATCGTCCATACGTACTATCGTCCATACGTACCCAGTCATCTAACCTAGTTCCTGTTTGTTAGTAAAAGTCTAAATTGGCTTTTCTTGTGGGTAGGAGGCTTTGAAAATGCCGATTTACCTTCTCGTGTGGATACGAGGCTCCCACAAATATTACACAGCACGACTACCCCCTCCCCCCATACATAAGTAAGCACTAACTAACTTAGATGTTAGCAACCACTAACTAAGCAAGTCTTAATGGTAAGTGAGCACTCACTAACTTGTAATACAAATGAGAATCGTTAGCATTAGGCAAATGCAAATGAGAATTACTCGCATATGGAAGTCATGCACCATAATGGTAATACTCTATAAACTGTATACACCTATTGCATACAATCCACAATTAAATAGTTAAGTATTACAATAGTAATTGACTATCAATATAGGGAAACTGATAGAAAATATTGTAGATAACCTAGGGTTTGTCCTAGTTACTTTATTGTAGTGGTGACGTTATATTAGTAGCACTGGTTAACAAATAATCAGTGTGTTTTTAACTAACTTAATAGGCTTTAACATGACAACACTTAATCTCAAAATCTCAGAATTATCAGAGTTATCAGTAATTTTAGGAAATAGAATTATTGAACTAGAAAATAGCAACACTAGAAATAATGTAATGATAGAGAACATTGTTACGCGTCAACTAACACAAGCAAAATTAATTCTGAGTAATGTAGAGCAGATTCTTTTTAATCATCACACAAGTTAAATTCTAGGTTTTTAGCCCTTATCACTAGGGGCTAACGCCCTAGGTATTTTCCTAGGTTATCTTTTAATAGGTGTCAACATGATAGAAACAATCAGAATCTTCAAGCAAGTTAACGGAGAATTTAAGACTGAAAAGGACGGGCGATTATCGGGGCACGTTATCACGATAACTAGCCTTAGAAAAGATAAAAAATACAACGTCACTCATGCTTATGGTAGTGGCAAGAGAATTAAGAAAATCTACACTGGAGACCAGTTAGCCTTTGAAATAGAGAAATTAGAGAAAATGGCAAAATATTTAAGTGAACCAAGTGTTGAACCTTGCCAATATCATAGGGGCTAACTTAGGGAAAATCCCTATTCTCTAGGGGTTTTTTAACCCTTAGAATTTAATCTTAACTTTTTTAATAGGTGTCAAAATGGATAAACAAACACAATCACTAGAATCCCTTAATCGTGCAAAGCATGGGGATTCACTAATCAACTATCCTACAATAATAAAAGGGTTTATTGAAAAGGGTATCAATCCCTTAGAGATTAAACCTAGAGAAAACGTGTTTACCTACAATGCTTGGTTAGCCCTTGGTAGACAAGTTAGAAAAGGGGAAACGGGCGTTAAATGCGTTACTTGGATAGATACAGAATCTAAGCAAACTGGTAAACCAAGCAAACTAGTTAGACCAGTATCGGTTTTTCACGTTTCACAAACTGATGCTATACAGTAAAGCATAGGTTATAAACCCTTGGTTAACTCTAGGGGTTTATGGCCTAGGTTTCACAATCTAGGATTTTAATCAATCTTTTTTAATAGGTGTAAAAATGACTAATCAACAAATTAAAGCATTGCAAAGCATAGGCAAGGGAATCATAGAATCTGCTAACTTAAGCGATACTGGTGCACCTAGTGGCATTATTTATAGTGCACTAATGGGGCATGGGGCTAGTCTTAATCAGTTTCAATCCATTATGGATACTCTGGTTAAACATGGATTTTTAACGCATGATTATGATAATCATACCTACCATGCAACTACTAATGGCCTTGCATGGGCTAACAAAGTCTAATAGGGGTAAATAATGCTAACTATCACACTACATCAAAAAACCGATTCTAATGGGTGGCAAACTGTAAAAACGTTGCCTATTGATAGTATCCAATGGGGCAAAATTGATAGGGATTGGATTAGCACGTTAATAGAATCTGGTTCTATGGTAATCACAATAGGCCACACAATGTATTCTATTGATAAATAACTAGGGTTTATCCCTATTGTTTAGGGGCTAACAATCCCTAAACTATCAATCTCAATCAACTAATTTAATAGGTGTTAAAAATGAAAATTACTGAACAAAAAAACGGGAATTACACTACATTCGAGCGCATTGCATACAATGGTTACTACATTGTAAAACTGTATAAAAACGGGCAACTATGCGACAAAATAATGGCCGATACTTACCAAGGTGCAAGGGATTACCTAAAATCTTTTAATCTATTGGCTAAAAATTCTTAATAGGTGTTAACTATGCGTCAATTCTTATATGAAACCCTTTGTGGCCTTGCATTTTGTATAGCATGGGTTAGCCTACTGCTTGCATATTTTGATTGTTTAACTTTTTAAAAGGTGTTAATTATGAAATTAAAAGTAAATGAAATCTACATGATGCCAATATTTGGTAAAGTGCAACCAGTGAAAGTTATCAAAATTCACCCATTTGGCACGATTGACGTGCAATTACAAAATGGTAACTGCTATCGTTTAACTGGTTTATCCCTGTAATCACTTAGACTGCTAACCCTTTTTACTAGGGGTTAGTGGCCTAGGAATTTCCCTAGGGTTTTTTAATAGGTGTCAATATGAAATTTTCAGTTATGCGTAAAGAGTTAAAAGCCCTTAATCGTTTTAGTTCTACTAAGGACATTAGATATTATTTGTGCGGTATCCATGTAGTGCAAAATAATCGGGGCACTTATCTAGAATCTACAAACGGGCATATGCTAGGGCGTTTGTTGATAGATGACGCACCAAGGGAGAAATGTAGCGTTATTATCGGTAATGACGCACTAAAAGCCCTTATTGGAACTGCTAGAAATGCCAATGAAATATTGCATTTCACTATTGACGGCGTAAAAATACACGTTATAACGCCTACTGGTGAACAAACATTCCAAACATTAGACGGGCATTTTCCCGATTGTGATAGGGTATTGCCCTTGGTCCTAAAAGATGATGACATTGGACCTGCTTGCTTTAATCCTGAATACGTATTGGCATTTCACCAAGCGGCGTTAGATATAAAAGAGAGCAAAAAAGGTGCTACGCCTACTGTTTCTATTTTGCAACGTGGCAACAATAGTGCTCTGGTTAACATTGGGGTTGATAACTTTATTGGGGTAATTATGCCCATGCGTGACGGAACTGGTGCAACAATTCCCCAATGGTGCTACTTGCCTACTGTTAAGCCCGTAGAGACTGAAACGGCAACAATCTAACCCTTAGACTGTAAACCCTTAGAAATAGGGGTTTATGGCCTATGCCTTAATTCTAGGGCATGGGGTTTTTTAATCTTTTTAAATAGGTGTAAATATGACTGATAAAACTTGCAATGGGTGGACTAACTATGAAACTTGGAGAGTTAACCTAGAAATTTTTGATGGTGTTGCATGGTTAGACCAATTTGATGATGGCATGGAAGTTTATGAGGCCGCCGATAGTTTAAAAGAATATGCCACTGAAATCCTAGAAATGGAAGGCACTAAGGGGCTTACATTTGACTATGCAATGGCCTTTTTAGATGCTGTTAACTGGAGACAGATAGCACAATCCATGTTTGACGCATATAAAGAGGAAAACTCTGAGGAGATAGACGCATGAAATACGAAATCCAACATTTGACATTGTGTGACGATTGGGTAAATACTTGGACAACTTATGACCAAGATGAAAACGAAATCCCTACCATTTTCGATAGTTACCAAAATGCACAAAATGCCCTTAGTGACTTTTTAAAAGAGGAATTAAGGGAATACCAAGATGGAAATATTGCAAGCCCTTACACATCTGAGGAATTTAGAATTATGGAATTAGTTACATGATTTATGCAACTATTGCACTAATTCTACAAATAATCTTAAAACGTAAATAAACAGGAGTTAATATGAAAACAGTTTCAATCGGGTTTACCCGTGATGATGGGGATTTTGCCTTATTTGCCACACTTAACAATTTAGATGAATACTTTAATAGTTATGATTTTAAAGAGTTAGTTCATGCCGTTGCATCTGAATTGCAAGCGGCAACAAATAGAAAAGTAGAAATTCTAGAACGGGAAGATGCACCAAGTTATGTTGTCTTAAATGACGAAGATTATGATGAATTTGGAGTTAATTTAAAAAACACGTTTAACACTCAAACTATTAGGGGCTAAACAATGAAAACATTTCAAATTTTTAAGAATGTCTCTTATGAGTATTTTGTTGACGCTGAAACCTTAGAAGATGCACAAACGAAAATCATAGAAGAAAATCCAGAGCCTGAGAGTGAAGAATTGATTGAATGGGTTTTTGCTGATGAACATGACGGGGTTAATTGGACTTATGAACCAGTAACCCATTCATAAGTTAGTAAGCACTTACATACAAAAGGAGTTAATATGAAAACAGACAATTATTTTTGCTTGTCAGGAGATGGGAACATCTATTTTTTAGGCAATCATGGGGATTGGGAAGCTGCAGAAGATACGGCACAAAATTTAGGATATAACCCAATTTGGGTTTTTGGTGAGGAATCGGCTAAAGATTGGGCCAATACCCTTGACCATCATCTAAAAATAAGTTGTTAGTAAGCACTAACTAACTAAGCCACCTTTCGGGGTGGTTTTTTTATGCCTTTTTAAAGCCTACCATTTGCATACTAATGTAGGGTGATTAGGGAAGCCCTAAATTATGGCCTTCTAGGGGTGTTTTAATGCGTTTTAGCCCTATTCGTGCGGATAGTTATCGGTGCTGGAAACAGTAACTAGGCCAATGTGCCTTATATCCATTTCAGTAGTCAGCCCTAAATTGTAGAAATGTGCGCCCCACATAATGCAAATTCTTACCCCTTCGGCATAACTACCGCCTCCAATGGTTTTGATAATATGACGCTCTGATTCTGTTAACTTGAACAAATGCCCTTGCATATCGTCATATTTTGGCCTGTTAATTATCTGTTTTGCCACTTCTTAACCCCATTACTTGTTGTCTCCAATAATCCCCAATTAAAAGGGCTTCCGCTAGGTTGTTATCCTTCTTTCGCTTTAACGGGGCTTCAGGCCAGAACATTCGGGCTATGTCGAGCGAATCATCTTTATCATGTATGTGATAAAACTTTTTCCACACTTGGGGCCTTACCATGTGGCAAGGATAGTTAGTTAATTCACATATTGCGGTTATTGCACCTACCGCCCTTGCGAATGTCCACATGGCGCTAGATGATTGATTTGGGCGTGAATAGAGCATTTCAATGGCTATCTCTGCCCCTTCTTTTGGGTCTATTGCCCTTAGAAGTGCATTTTTAAGCACCATTGCCCTTATGTGTTTGTCCTCATGTTCAATCATAAAACACTCAATGTAGTTACCCTGAGAATCAAGAACACCTATTGCGCCTGTGGCACTCGCAGGGTCTACCCCGCAGAACACGCTCATTTCCAAAACCTTTTAAGCAAGTCAGTCGCAAAGTGCTTTTGATACTCTTTCGGTTCAGCCTTAATCAGTCTACGGGGCTTCTGAGGTAAAACCCCTTTGTAAACCTCTTCCTTTGTTCTGAAAAGGGTGAAACACATATTGCACATTCGCCTACGATAGGTGAAATTCTTGTGTTGAATTGTCTCTGTAATCCTGTTTTTGTCTGATTGACACTTAGGGCATTTCATTCTTTAACTCCTTGATTCTGTTGGCTATCAAGGTAGGCAGAGTAGGAAAATCCTTCTTCAATTCCTTGGTTCTGTATCTCGCCACCTCTATCGTCTGTGGATTCATTGCTATCAAAGCATAATGGTTTGTCAGATATTCTAGGAATGTCTCCTGTGATGAGAAGGGCTTGAGTTGTGAGAGATACGGGCATGGGGTGGCCTTCTCTGAGTCGATTAAGGTGGGCATGGGCTTCATTCTTGGTCATAAAACGATTCCTTTGATTGTCTCAATAGTTGTTTTTTTGTCATTGGCGGCTTTTGTATAAATATCTTCTGACCAATTCTTTTCGCTTTGGGTTGCCTCTCTCATCTCAGTATTGCTTCTGATTATTTGGCTTGCATCAATGTCGTATCCGCACAAGCCTAAAGTGTTTTCACATGATTCGTCAAACAAGCAAATAGTCCCACTATTCAAAGATTCATAAAACCTGTTTGCCAAATAGTTGTAAGCCTTATGAGTTTTTTCATCCTCTATGTAGAGCGAAAACCCATATTTAGACAAGTCTCCCTTTTGAATGTCAAGCCTGTTTATGTAACTTGGACACACCTCAAGGGCATCAATCTTTGGTCTGTTTTTCAAATGGGTGGATACAGTCATGCCATCAAAATACTTCTTGAAATACTTTTTTCGGTCATCACGATATGAGCCGTAATAAATACATTCTTTGTTCTTATTGCTATCAAATGAGTAATTACCAAATACTAAAGAGTTAATATTCATGGTAATCCATTCATCTACATACTTCATAACCACTTTACTAACCTCATGCGGGTGATTGGCTAGGACTGTGTATTTCCTACCAGCCTTTGCCGCCATCCACAGCGTTCTAGGCTCTCCAAGGTTGTATTCGTTGGTCACATAGTAGAGTTTGGCATTGGGAGACTTTTCAATCCATGAGTAGTCTGTGTAGGCGTAATGGCTTGCATGGACAAACACAATCGCCTCATAGTCTCCACGAACATAGTCATTTACGTCTGGATAAGACCAAATCAAGTCTGCATCCAAGGCATCAGCAATCATTCTTGCGTTTTGCCAATGAAGATTTTCAGCAGGTTTATCGTTTGTAGACTTGTGGCTATCAATGACCAAAATCTTTTTGTTAAATTGTTTTTTGGGCTTTAGTTCTTCAAAAAGGTCATGTTGCTTAATCATTTTCTAAGCCTTTCCATTGCGGCTCTAATCTCTGGTGGCATGGGAACGCCTTGTTTAAGTCTGTTTTCCACATCAATCAAGGCTGGATCACGCTCAAATCTGCTTGGCACAGTCGTAAACACTTGGTCTGCTTTGTTTACAGGGGCTTGATTCTGACTTCTTACCCAGTTACGCCAAGTAGCAAACCAATCTAGTTTTACGCCTTGTTGACCCGCCTTGGCTACCCAATAGTCTTTGAATGTCTCAAACACTTTAGACGGGTTAAGGTCAGGTCTATCTTGTTGGCAAAAGTCTTTCCATTCATCTGTTAAACAAAAGTCGGTGGAGAGGCGTGAGCCTCTTGTGCTCTCTACCTTTGGTTTATGGTTAATGGTTATTGGTTTATGGTTATTGGTTGCATCATGTGTCGGGGATGTAGGCATGATGGGTACATGATGTGTCATTAATGTAGAGATGTATTGTAGGTGGTTATTATTATTATATGCATCAATAAATAACTCTTTATTAGCATAATGTTTTAGTGATGGATTATCTCTGATGAACGCACCAAAGGCAGAAGTTGCCTTGTGATTCCTGTATTCTTGAATTTCCCTGTCTGCCCTTGGGTTAACAAAGCCCTCGTCTGTGGATAAAAATAACTCATTGAGAACAGTTAGCACATCTTGTTCGTAATCCTTCATGCCTATCTGCCTAGCAATGTCTCGTTGCTTTATAGGTTTCTCATGTAAGTAATAAAAGTCCAACAACCTACGATAAGCCAAATCTTCCATTGGAGTTAAATGGCTTGTGTGCGACTTGTAATCGCCAATATGAAATTGATAGAAGTGCATCGAATTTTCCCTTTTTCACGCACCTTTAGAAGAAACTGCGGCAGGGGAAGGTGTAACCCTTTTCGATGTGGGGATCAATCCGCATCTAGCCGTGTTTCAAACAATTATAGGGAAACTCTGGGCAATACTAGATTGTCCCCAAACTTACTAGGATATTTAAGGAAATCTGATGCGCCAACCCTGTTGCCACCATGTTTCAGGTCAGCCCCATCATAGGTTTCTGTCGTAGTTCCAGCCGCCACTCTATCCTTGTTAACCCGTGGAGTTTGTTCTGCCAACTTTGCCACCCCAAACCCCGTGATGTGCCAAGTTTCATTAATCTCCAAAGCAAGCCCAAAGTTCTGAAGATAGTTTAAATAACGCAGATAGTGGAAGCCTTGGTTGCCGACTTCACCATCTTTGTCTGTGAAGCGTTTTAGGGATGATGCGCCATGCGCCAGCCTCTTAAGAATTGAGATATGTTGTTGCTTTAGTTCCATGTAGTCTCCTTTTGACAGGCAATCCTATACTTAAATTTAGTTTGTCAATATAGGGTTTGTCCTAGTTCACAAGTCTTTTTTAATCATTGACAATCCTCTCACCAACTTAAAAAGGAGTGAATATGTCGGTAAAACCTAGTGACTTTAAACATGAGATTTGTGTCTATCTTGAGGGCATTGGCGAGTGCTTAGTATGCTTTGACATACTGAGTCCTGGCGATGAACTTGACGCTGACCATAGCGATTCTTACGAGATTGACTTTGCCGTATTTGACGAGCAAGATAAACACATTACTTACGATATAAGCAAGAAGCAATATAACCATTGTGAAAACAAAGCAAGTGATGAGATGCGAGACATAACTACACAATGGCACAAAGAATGGGAGACTTGTTTTGACTAAAGCAGAAATGGTTCAGCACCTACGTATGGCGGCTTGTAATGAGAACACGATTACAGGCATGAGCAATGCGTTTGATCTTGGTGCTGAACATGAACGGGATGTTATTGCTTCCATCATCTTCAACATGGTGAAAGAACAGCATCTAGCCCAGAACATTGTTGACACAATGAGGGTTAGAGAATGAATGAAGAACTGGATCGAGCCTTTGATTTACTGGAGTTTGATGTGACAGACCAGATTAGAAATAGCGTATACCTTGCTGAACAACGCAAGATTTCTACTGGTGTTACAGATGGCAGTATTCAAAGAGCCTTGGTCAGGGATTTGACAGAGAATCTACGCACATTACAAACAAGTAATGACCCATTACTACTTCGTAATGATGTGTTGGAGGAGGTGGCAGTCGAGTTGGCTAAGTTACCTTTTGGGGACACAGCCGCTAGTTATGCCGCATTTGTTAGGGCAATGAAAAGTTAATATTTTTTAATATAGGAGTTAATGATGGATAGACCTACTGTGGGCATTACAGCCCCATACCGCAAGAGCGACTACACATACAAAGATATGCTGTTAGATCGCATCAAAGACCTAGAAGCCTTGGTTGCCAAACTTGAGCAACGCATCAAAGTTCTGGAGGCTAAATGAAAGCAACATTTGAACATGAGTTAGTTAAACGCATGATTGATGAAGCAGTTAAAGCCGAGCGTGAGGCGTGTGCAAAGATTGCTGACGAATGGGCAGTTGGTTGGCCTCACCCTTCACAAGTCATTGCTGAAAGAATAAGGGAGCGAACATGAAAATCAAAGACGAACTACAAGCCATCTATGAAGATCAAGCAGATGTTTACTATTGTTGCTACTGCTTAGAGACACAAGGGGAGAAGATTACTTGTTGCCAAGAAAACCATTTCGTAGAGTTCAAATACTTGTTTCCCAATGACCAAAAACAAATTGCACAGGAGATATTAAATGGATGAGTTCAACCCAACTACCCGTATGTTTTCACGTTCTTTGCGTGAGGCATATCCAAAAGATTATGTCAACGAAAACATTATTGAAGGGCCGTTTTACAGCGCACCCAATATCCACGACATACCTGTTTTATTTGGACTAATTACTGTTCTCGGAATGATTGCAGTTGCTATTTGGAGATACTTTTGAACGACTACTCAACCATACTAATGAGAATAGAACAATCGGTGAAAACCCTAGATAAAAAATGCTTGAACAGCAAGTATGATGGGTTCATCCAAGACATAAGCGCAATACAGAATGATCTGGTTATGCTCAGTCATTGGATAGGTGAACAGCAAGTTAAACATAGTGAATATTTAAAAAGGAGTTAATGATGAATAGTGAACAAGTGTTAGCAATGCTCAAGACTAACGTCAACGAGCATACAGAGAAGAAAAACAATCTTACATACCTATCATGGGCATGGGCTTGGGCAGAGGCTTTAAAGGCTGATCCTGAAGCAATCTACAAGATAGAAATGTTTGGCGATAAGTGTTTCATGGACATCAACGGAACAGCAATGGTGTTCGTAACAGTCACATTGTTTGGCAAACCAATGACTTGCCAACTTCCCGTGATGGACTATCGCAACAAAGCAATCCCTAACCCAGACGCATTTGCAGTCAATACAGCCATCATGCGTTGTATGACAAAGGCTTTGAGTCTGCATGGTTTGGGTTTGTATATTTATGCGGGTGAAGATTTGCCAGAAGGTGAGAGCGATGAAGGCACTCCAGATGAAGGCAAGATGCTTGACTACATTGCCGCCATTGAAGCCACTACAACAGTTGATGAACTAAAGAACATCTACATCGAGGCATTTGCGGCTACCGATGGAAACAAGGCATGGCAGACCAAGATGATTGCCGCCAAAGATGCTAAGAAGAAGGTGCTGAAATGAAAAAAGAATTAGAAGCGGCGTTTGCTCGTCCACATAGCCAAGATGCTGAATATATCCATCATGCACAGCCTGGTATGACATTGCGTGATTACTTTGCTGGTCAAGCCCTACAAGCACTCATCATTCGTGAAGGCAAGGATACTGATTTCATCAATGAAATTACAACCACTGCCTATCAGTATGCTGACGATATGTTGAAGGAGAGATTGGAATGAGTGAAGTAGAACAATTAAGTCCAGAGTGGTTTGCTCAACGCTGTGGCAAGGCTACTGCATCACGCATCTCTGACATCGTTGCTAAAACAAAGTCAGGTTATTCAACAAGTCGTGCTAACTACATGGCTCAGTTGGTAGTCGAGCGCATGACTAACCAAGTCGCTGAGTCATACACAAATAGTGCGATGGAGTGGGGCATCGAGAATGAAGGTTTTGCCCGTGCGAACTATGAGTCCAAGATGAACTTATTGGTGACTGAGGTAGGTGCTATTGACCATCCAACCATTCCAATGTCTGCGGCTAGTCCTGACGGGCTTGTGGGTGATGATGGATGCTTGGAGATCAAATGCCCAAATACTGCAACGCACATTGATACTGTGTTGGGTGGTGAGGTGGCAAAGAAATACTACGATCAGATGCAATGGCAGATGGTTTGTGCTAATCGTAGTTGGTGCGATTTCGTGAGTTTCGATCCACGGATGCCAGAGGGACTTCAGTTGTTTATCAAGAGAATTGTTAGAGATGACAAGTACATTGCTGAACTAGAAGGTGAGGTTATTCATTTCTTAAAAGAAGTGGATGACAAAGTTAATAAGTTAAATCAATTGAGAGGTTAATATGGAAACGAAACGCGATAATTCTGGTGTTCTTTTTAAGAACGATAAGAAAGACAATGAACGTGCGCCAGAATATAAAGGCAACATCATGGTAGACGGAAACGAATACTGGATAAGTGCTTGGATAAAAGAAGGCAAAACGGGCAAGTTCATGGGCTTGGCAGTATCCCCACGGGATGCACAGCCACCAGCAAGCAAGCCTATGTCTAAAAATTTAGAGGATAGCGATATTCCCTTTTAGTCAAAACGGGGGAAAGCGGATGCTGACACAACAGGTTTGGACTCCCAAATGTCGGTGAAGCGAGTACCCCACCCAATTTTTAACAGGAGTTGATATGGTTTTTAACAGGAGTTCTCAAATGAGCATATTAGATAAAACATGGTTTGGTGGTGAAGTAGAAAAGTTCTTTGGTTCACCAGCATTTAAGTTGGCAAGGAAAGACTCGCCACAGACAAGCAAACAAGCGGCACAAGGTGTCAACACAACTAGCCTAGAACAGTTGGTTTACGAGACTATTGCCACATTCCCTGATGGCTGTATCCAAGATGAAGTGTTAGCAAGACTGCCAGGCAAGCCCTACTCTAGCGTCACAGCAAGATTTAAAGGATTGCTAGAAAAGGGGTATATTGAGGATACGGGTTTGACAAGGGCAGGTATGTCAGGTAAACAACAACGAGTTTTAAAGGCAAAACCATGAGTGAAGTCTTAATTTTCATAGCAGGGATGATTGCACCTGCTTTCCTAAGTGCCGTATTCACCCTCTTTAAGTGCTTAGAGGATGTAATTAAAACTAGGATTAAGTAATGGAAAGCCTACTTACCATCATTGTTCTGCTTGGTATGGGTGTCTGCATAGGCATTATCGTGATAGGTGCAGTCCTATACATTAGTTGGGACAAAGACTAACCTAATACCGCTAAAGCCTGTTGAACGTGCTTTATGCGGTCATCTAGCCCTATCGTGCCACCATTTATGATCTTGGTGACTTTAATGTAGTCAAGGGCATCCGATGGTGGATTGAGTTTATGTGTTTCCCAGAACCATCCCGCTGTAAGTGCGGCATATTTAGGGGTTGCAATAAGATCAGGTTGCATAACAAAATCAACACCCAATGCTTTCCCTGCGTGGAAATACGTACTATGCCCTGTGCATTGAAGCGCACCTCTTCCTCTGAACCGATACCCATCACCTGATGCTTCATCTCGATTCCCCATACGATTAGCGTACACAGAATTGGCTATGCGCTTTGCGTTACCAGCGAACTGGTTTGCAAACTCCAAAGATGGAAAGCGTTTAGGCCATAACTTCATAAGCGTTGCCGCCTTGTAGTTCAGATTTTCCTCAAGCAGTCTGAAGTTGCCACATTCATGGCTACATTGACCAATAAACATAGCCTTCTGGTTGTTTGTAGTCAGGTTAAACCTAGAGAATGTCTCATTCAGTGCATCTACCCATTCAGCACCAATGTGGAGTCTTTGCAGTTGTTCAGCGTTTACCATTTGACTTCTCCATTACTGCTTGGTAGGCATCGATACAGGCGTTGAGTTGGTTGATGGCTTTGTCTCCGTCTGCGATGATTTGAGCAATAAGTCTGAGAACCTCTGTGTCAGATTCGCTTCCCGCTTTTGGGCTATCTCCGCTGGCAGGGGTGGGACTTGAACTGGTTTGTACGCAACTTGTGGACGGGAGGCGCACCCTACCAGCACGAATAGCACGATCAAGACTAGACTGTTTTTCAGTAATGGCATTGTTTGCCTCCATCAATTTAGTTGAGTTTTCAGTAAGTTGTTTAGTTAATTCTTGCTCTTTTACACGGGCTTCTTCATTCTTGACAGCAATCTCTGACTGCATCTCAATGTCTCGATCAGCCCACCCTTTATGGTGTCCATAGCCATAGAAACCAGCCAAAGCCAATAGAACGCCTAAGATAACCCAAGGATTAGGAATCATTGTTCAGCCTTTGCTAAAGCCCGTTCATTGGCTATTTCTTCTTTGGCAGGATCAACATAGTCAGGTGGAGTAGTAGGCGGTGGTGGCGCTCTCCACTCCTCGTCTAAGACAGGGTTTATCCATGCTGGTAATGCGCCAGATAGAGATGTCCAAGTAGAGGTGCTAGGGGGCGTAGGGGGTGGGGTAGGGGTGCTAGGAGGGGGTGGAGGTGGCGCAGTAGAGGATAGTTTTTCAGAGACAGTTTGCACACCCTTACGGCTCATCACGCCACCAATGCCGCCCACAATGAGCAAAACAATGTCGTTCAGCATCTTGGCAAACGCTTGGTCAATCGGAGCCATGCTCTTGATAGGCTGAACCACAAAGGCCAGGCTATACAGCATAAAGATCACGATACCAGCGAGGATGATTGTTACGATTAGGACTACGCAAGCCCAAACTCGTATTTCAATTTCCTCTTGGCTCAGAAGCCGATTGATTTGGAATTTGTGGGGGTTGGACAACTTGTTTCTCCAAT